GGATTGTAGATGGAAATATAACTATTTTCTTTGTTGAAACCGGTATTTCCCATGTAGCTGAATTAAATATATTAGAACCATGAATATTAATACTAATAGCATTCCATTCATCTTTAATAAATTTAATAACATCTCTTTTTTCATTAGCTTCAATATATAAAAAACCGGTTAAATAACTATGCTTTTGTTTTACTTGATAGATGTGGGGGTTTATTTTCTTTTTTATTCCTTTTTCAACCCAAGACTGAAAAATATCAAAATTTAAATCACAACTAGGTTGATCTATTGCAGCAAAATAATTATGTGTTGCTAGAACTATTTCTTTTTTAATGTCTTTTAAAATTTTATTGTTTAAAATATTATTTGATGTGTGTTTGCTTTTTAAAAAAGATATTTCTTTTTTAGAAAATTGTTTATCCGTAACACTTACAAAAATAGGTGTTGGAAAAATAGGTTTAATCTCACTGTATACTTCTTTCTTCATTATGAAAGAATATACTAAGTATATTTTAATACGTCAATATTTTTATTAAACTGTTTCCCAGACTGAAGTTTCTTTATTCCAAATGTATTGAGTCTCATTGTCATTCGCCATGTAAGCTGTCCACGTTCCTTGAAGTTCGTCCCATGTTGAATAATAAGGTGTATTTGTACCGTCTGGATTTCCCACATAAGCTACAGGCGGTTGCCAATCATATTTTCTAATTTGATCTGTATCTTCTCCAGTATATAATACCCAAGAAGGATAAGGTTTAGGTGCTACAAAAATATCTAATGCTTCATCATAAGTATAATTTTTAGAAGGAAAATTTCCTCTAAAAGCTTTAGATTGATCTATTGAATGATTTCCAAATGTAGTATTATAAGAACATCTTTTCCAAACTGAGTTAGGTTCTTTTGTAACAAATCTTAAAAAATTTTGACCTTGCTCATCTGTTTCAACACCGTTAGCATCTACACATTCATTATCTTGAACTTTAGAAACATGAATTACTTTATTATTCTCATCCAATTTTGCGAAATGTGCCATTATGCTGTGTATGTCCCATCACCCGTATATGTTAAAATTGTATAGTCTCCATCAGTTCCTGATTGAGGAGAACCAGTTGTTGTTCCGGAATAATCTGCTGTTGGAATTTTTAAAATTACAACACCAGTTCCTCCAGCACCACCAGCTTGATTAGGTGCGCTGTTTCTTCCTCCGGTTCCGCCACCGCCGCCGCCAGTGTTAGCCGTTCCAGCAGTTCCTACACTTCCAGGATTTGATCCTGCACCGCCTCCGCCAGCTCCGCCGGCTCCTTCTGCAGTACTATATTCACCATTTTCTCCAGCACCACCGCCACCTGAATAAGTAACTGATGATCCTGTTATTGTATTTGCTGTGCCTGCTCCGCCTGCTCCTGCTTGATTACCAGATGCAGTAGCGCCTACTGCGTTAGCACCGCCGCCACCGCCACCAATATATTTAGCGACGTTAATTCCACCACCACCATTACTGCCTTGTGCTGGAGTGGTACTAGGTACATTTCCTAATCCACCATTACCATTAGAACCACCTTTACCGCCTCCAGATCCTCCATCAAATTGAGTTCCAGATGGTGGGGGTGATCCTGAATTGTGTCCAGAAGAACTACCGCCTCCGGCTGATGTAAATGTTGAAAAATCGTCTGAAGCTATTGATGAATCTCCTCCAGGAGTTGCTTGATTAACTGTAGCTTGAACTTTACCAGCTGCTCCTGCACCTACTGTTATTGTAATAGCGTTTCCAGGAGTTACTTCTTGAGTAGATAAAGTTCTATATCCGCCGGCACCGCCGCCGCCTCCGGATCCTCGGCCCGCCGGTCCACCATTAGATGTACCGCCACCGCCGCCACCACCAGCTACGACTAAAAAATCTACATTGTAAGGGGCTGCACCGCCGCCTGCTCCAAAACCTAAAATTTGGTATCCAAAAGCCATATTCTATACTCCTTATGCATCGTTAGCTGCATCAGTTGTGTAAAATATTTTAACACCTAATACTCTTGCATCGGCACTAAAAGTATCACTACCATCTGCTGCGTCTCTGTATAATTGAAAGTAAGTTTGTTCGCCTGCTGCAGGAGAACCTGCAACTGTCATTGCACTACTTTCCGATGTAATTTGTTGATCTTCTACTGTACCAATTCCAGCATCTGTAACTTCTATTGCTGTTCCATATGCAACATCAATAGTATCACTATCAGCACAAGCTACAGCTTGTAAACCAAATATGCAATTTCCTGTATTTGTAGAACCAGGAGACCAATAAACTTGATAAGTTAATGTTCCTTCATTCCATGATTTTGGCATAGCCACTGTAAATTGTGTGTATTGTGCTGTACTAGCATCGAAGTCAAACACTTTCATATCAGGTCGTGTAGCTGTTGTTTCTACTTGTGCGGCATCTGCAGGATTAGTTGTTGATCCATACATAGCTTGAGCAGGTATCCACATAGTTTCTTTTCCTGCAATTTTAACTGCAGCTGTGCCACTTTTAAGAGTTCCAGTTCCTTTAGGGTTAATATTTATATCAACATTTGTTTCACCTGTTGATGAAAGAATTGGTCCATTACCTGTTGCAGCGTTTGCAATTGTAAATTCGTTAACTGCTGAACTTGTTGCAGTAAGATTAATTAATTCATTTCCGTTTGTGTCTGAAATTTTTGTCCCTATTGCAGGGCTAGTTAAAGTTTTATTAGTGAAAGTTTCAGTCCCAGTAAGAGTTGCCATTCCAACATCAACTATATCTGGATTAGTACCATCATTAGCTGTTGCATAAACAAGTTTTGTTCCTTTATCAGTAGCAGACCATTGAACTGAACTACCTGAACCTGAGGCATATTTAAATGTTACCGTATATGCACCTGACGAAGCATTTTTAAGTATGTAAAAAGTTTGAACATCTAAAGGAATTGTTACTACAGTAGCTTCCCCAATTGATCCTGTAAATTCTATAATTCTGTGTGCAAGAGTTGCACCAGTTGATCCATCTGAAACAGATAAAGTAGTGGGAGTTGATGTTATAGCTTGTGTAGTATAACCACCTGCAATTTGTTCAATAATTTGTAAATTAGTATTAGTTATATCTCCCCATTGGCCGGCTTTTTCGCCAGTTACCATAAGTTCTACACCAAGACCAGTATATGATGATGCCATAATTTTTTTTCTCCTATTACGATGCTATAGTTACATCTGTATAAGATGTATTTCCTGTAATGTCAACATCAGAAAAAGATGTATTTCCTGTAATGTAAACATCTCCATAACCTAATACTCCAAATCCTACCGTATTTAAACTAGCGGTAAATGTTTGTCCAGTCAACCCTATACTCATTTCTGTAGGGCTAATTGATCCTACTGTAGCGGCAAATGTCTGTGCAGATAATCCTACAGCCATTTCCGTAGGAGAAATAGATCCAACAGTAGCTGCAAAATTAACCCCTGAAACATCTATAATTTGGGCATCCGTTGCTTCTACACTACCTATGTCAGCAGCAAATGTCACACCACTTATTCCTACTACATCAGCAGGAGCAATAGCTCCAACTGCAGCTGCGGTTGTTAAACTTGCTAAACCTTGTAGATGATCGGCTCCATTATTTATACTTAGGGTTCCTAATCCAGTGCCCATGGTTACACCACTGACATCAAAATTCATATCGTAATTTAAGGTTGGTGTACCTAGTGCAGCAGTAGTATCTAAACCACTAATTCCAATTATACTTTCGGGTTTAAATGTAAATACTCCACCCCATTGACCGTCACCATAAGAATGTACACCCCATCCATTTGGACCAAGTTCCATTGACATTGATAAACTATCAAGTGTAATAGTAGTTGTATTTTCACCCCAGTTACCAATACCGTATTCATCTCTACCCCAACCTGAGATTGATTGAGCGTAAGCTAGTGTACCTAAACTTGCTGCAAAACTAAGTCCGGAAAGCGAAACAACAGGACTATTACTTTCACCCCAAGGTTCTTCACCATATTCAGCTCTACCCCAACCTTGTTCAGAAGCCGCAGTAACTGAACCTATTGATGAAGAAAAAGATAAACCTGTAAGATAAGCAGTGTCATCATTTAACTGACCCCACTCCCCATTACTCCAAGCATCAGCACCCCAACCTCTATCAGGTGAGCCAATAACTCCACTAGAATTATAAGAAGTAGTTATAGATAAACCGCTAACAGGAATTGTTGTAACGTGTTGTTGACCCCAGTCACCTTGGCCCCAGGTACTACCGGATTCTCCCCAAGTATTAGCCATAAGGACTTACCTCCTTATGCCGTCAGTCTTAGGATAGCAGAAGTTGCGTCGTTAGTTGGAAATTGAATTGTAAAAGTTCCAGAAGAAACTGTTTTGTCTCCTCCAAAAGCTACCACACAAACTGCGTCTGTAGTAGACGTTCCAGTTCCAGTAGTAGTATTATAAATCATACAACCGTTTGCTGTGAACGATGCAGAAGTCCAAGAGACGTCTGAAAAGTCTGTGAATGCTGTTGTTGAAGTTAAACCTACACCAGTATTAGTTAGCGCTTTTCCACCTGCTGTATACGCAGTTCCCGATGTATTTGTAATTTCGTTTGATGTACTATAATCAGTCGTAGTCGCATCTAAAGATGCTGAACTTGTAAATAAAGCTATTTTGAAAGTGTCTCCGCCTGATGATGCAAAACTGTGTTTACCTTGTAATAGTTCTTGTTTAAAACTAGAACAAACTGCTGATGTTATTGCCATAATTTTTTCTCCTCGTTATGGAGACGGTGAGTTAACTTTTATTCTAACAGTTCCGTCAGTATAATCGTCTCGTCTTCGTCTTCCAAGTTGCATTCCTGCAAACTGTTGTATAGCATTTTTATACTTTTGTTCGTATAATGTCAACATCTCCATTGGACCTTTTAAATATCCGTAAGCTTCTACCAAACAAGCATATAAAAGCCCATTTGGAAAGTATTTACTTAAATAAGTGGATGTTGTTGAGCTAGATAATCCTAGAGGTACCATGTTATAATATATTCTATATTTGTAATTAGCATCAGGAGTTGGAGCAATATACATTCCTCCAGAGGTAGTATCAGAATCTCCAGTCGCTCCCCCAAACATAGCATAATATTTAGGAAATCCTGTAACAGAATTAGTTGTATCTGTTGGAGCTTGTATTTTTCCCGAAGGTCCATATTTTTCATCTACAAATTCTGATAAATAAGTTTGATCTTTTTTCTCTAACCAAGTGCCGTTCCCCTCAGTATTTGCTGTAGAATTAAAAACTTCAACGCCTCTAATAAATAAAGCCCCTGTTGCGCCTTTACTTCCTTTTCCTGGACTGTTGATTGTATTGTCGTTTGCAACTAATGTTCCTTCTGAAACATATCTGGCAGAATCCATAGGGAGCTCTTGATATATTCTAAATTCTGCGTCTTCTATAAATCTATTAATAACAGCTGCTGTCAATACATTAGAATCTACTTCTGTGTAGTTTCTAATATCTGTAGTTAAATTTGCGTATGTTGTTCCTGCCATTATAAACTCTCTATATTAAGAGGACTAATAACACAATTAAATCCTCCTCCTGTTGCAGTGCCTGTTGCAGCACTTGGTAATGTTAATGTAAAACTATTATAGTCTGTTACCGTTGTGTTAGCATCGTTAACATAACTTGTTCCTACCAAAGAAGCAACTTTAAATGACCCGTAGACTGTGGCTCCGGAATCATGGGCGCTAGCTGTAGATGCAGATGGGGTAAATCCTCTATAAGGAGAAGATGTTCCACGTGTACATCCA